CGGCGGGTGTTTTTGATGCTATATTGAAGAAGAAGAGGAAGGTATAACGCCGTTAATCAGCCGCCCGGCTTCTTGGGTCGGCTGGATTGGCTTTGTTATAGGTCTGCTTATGTATTTGTCTCGGTTCATTCTTTATGGGGAGTTGATATTTTGATTCTATTTTTGTTGCAGAATCTACTTTTAATAACTTGTCTTCTTTATTTATGTTTTGTTGTGTTGCCTTTGGATAATTATGAGAAGGGGATTGGTTGGAGATTTTGGAAATGGAATCCTTTGTTAACGAGGGTGATGGGTTTTTTTGTGTTTTTTGCGATAATGTCACGGTTGGTTTTTGTTTTTGGGTGTATATTGGGTATGTGGTAATTATTAGTAAAATAACTGAAATGAAGATCATAGTCTGCTCTAACGATTTGTTATGTTCTTTTTTTAATTATTTCTTGGAGGTGCTATATGTTCTTTTTAAAACTTCGACGACATTTTTCATATCTGATTGACAAATATTTTCTCAAAGGTGCTTTGGTAAGAGTTGTTAATGGGCATCTTGATATTGAAAGACGACCGTATATTGACTTGCTGATAATGCTACCGCATGGTGTCACAGAATATGATCCTACAGAAATCATTCAGAAGTTTCTTTATAATTTTAATTATGGACCCGAAACATGGCCTTATGGGGGCGGTTTTTATCCTAAACCATATGATGATGATGCTTTTTTGGATATTACCCCAACTGTCCGTATGGTAAGTAAACAGAAGATATCTGATTGTCATTGAAATTAACATGGTCACAAATAATTGTTGACATTAATAGGTTTTCACGATATGATATATAGGTAAAAACTATAATTAAATAATTAAAAACCAAGTTTTGTCCTGCCCGTAGCACGAAACTTGAAGCAGATCCCGGCCATAATAGCCCGCTTCTGATGACTTTAAAAATCATTAGGCGGGCTTTTTTTATGGAAAAGACAGACTTTTTTGACAAAGTAAAAGAACGATTAGGTTCTTTAATTCGTGAAAAGCCTGAACAAGCGGCCTTAGACGATCAAGAGCTCAAAGAGCGAGAAGAAGCTGCCCAAAGATACGCCGGAGAAGATGAAGCCCATTTCATAGACTATGGTAATGACTGTATTGATACTTCGGTTAAGGCAAACATAGACCTCCGCAATACCCAAAAAGAATGTTACTCGGTTTACAAAGAAGAAGCCCCTGCTAATTATGCCAAGAAAGAAAGCTGGCAATCAAAGGTTATCATTCCAAAACCTTTCGGGTCAGTTCAGACCGCAATGAGTGCCGTTAGAAAAGCGTTCTCCCCTAATTTTCTATCCGTCCAGAATGAAATGAACAAAGATGCTGCTGAATTTTGGGAAAAAATGATGATTCATCAGCTTAACGAGGATCACGCCAATTTCTCCATAAAATTCACGGATGCTACGGGTATGGGATTTGCTGTCGGTCAATCTCTTGAAATGATTCCAGTTTGGAGAGAGGGCAGGGGCCTTGATTATATCGGGGTTGAACCATGGAAGATTCACAGGGATCCAGATGCAGTCACGCGCAATTCTCAGTCTGGAATGTATTGGATACACCAAGAGTATATCGATCTTTACGTTTTAAAAGGACTTGAGAAAACAGGAAAATATAGCAGGGTAGATAAAATAGGGGAAAGCAGCGCAACCCCAAAGGATGAAAACCTAACCAAAGAAGAAATAGCAAAGCGCAAAAACAAGATTTACCAGAGATCAAAATTTCGCAAGGCTCCCCTTGTGTCAGAGTTTTGGGGAACGATTCTCGACAACAAAGGGAATATGTTACTTCCCAACTCGACCTACACTTTTTCAAACAGCGTTGTAATAGAACCCCCCAGAATTACACCATACAGCACATTACGATGGCCGGGAATTTCCTTTAGCCCGATTCCTGATTTTCTTTCGTATGAGGGCAGAGGTCTTTTGCATGGAATAAGATCGTTATGGGCGTTCATTTGCTCGGTTTTGTGTCTTTATAACGACAACCTGAACTGGGTTGTAAATCCAATGACAGAAACCGAGTTGACTGCCTTGGTAGATACAGACGACATAGATTCGTATCCGGGTAAAAATTGGCTCACCAGAGGTTCAATGCAGGGCAATCAAGTGGTTAGAACCGTAGAGAGAAAGGCAAGGACCGCTGATGTTTTGTCTGTTGCGAAATATTATGAAGAACTATTCGACAGCGGAACCTTCGTAACCCATGCCCTTAAAGGCCAGGTAGAAAAGCGAGAAATCACGGCCAGGGAAGCTGCCCAGCATTTGGAACAATCCATGGGTGTTTTTGGTCTTATGGGTGAGAACATCGAGTACGGCGCGAGGGAAGCGATTAAGGCCGGTATGGAAACCGTAGTCATTAACGCCGGTATTGAAGACATAGCGGAGAGATTTGACGAAGAAACTGCTCAACAATTCATAGACGAAGAAAGTCCTACCGGGATTAGCCTGCCCCAATTGAACGGAAGTTTTCACGTAAGCGGTTTATCAGCAATCCTAAAAGACAATGAAACCATGCGTAACATCAGGGAGGTCATTGTTCCCTTGATGAACGAAGGGCATCCCATCGCAAAATACATAAAACCGTATGCCGTGATTAAGTCTATCGAGGAAAGAATCAACATTAAAGACGAAGGCATTGTTGTTGATGAAAATGAAGCCAAGGATATTGATGATGCAGAGCGTCAACGTCAGGACATGGTAGCTCAGGAACAGGCCAAAGCCATACAGGAAGAAGCGGATCAGAAAAGACAACTGCATGATGAAAAAATGTCCAAGTTGGACAAGGACAAACAGAACCTTGACGTTAAACTCGTGACCGAACTTAGCAAAGACGGAAATAAGGAAAAGAATGCCGCATAACCCATTAAGCACACCGGGGCACGATGTAGACATTGCATCCGGTAGACCTGTTGAAGTCGAAAGAGAAGCCCTGGCAAAGCGCAGAATCAGAAAATTGACTGAACGAAGTCAATCGCTTGTTAATGAATTATCCGGGGATAAAGGCGTTTTGGTTGAGCAACTCATAACTCTTTATATTGAGAGGATAAATCAGCTTATTTCCATAGACCCGGAATGCCAGACATATGAGAAATTACTCAGCACAATTAAATACAGCGTGAGTATTGGCAAGAAAATCGTGGAAGACAGAGCGAAAGGTCTTGTCAATTTTTAATCTTCGGGCCTGAAAAGATTCCCCGGAGATATAAAGGAACCCGTTTTATCGGAGAAACGGACTCTTCCAAGCCATCCGAAAGGAGAATGAAATGCCGGACACCCAAGAAAAACTTTTATCGGTAGAAGAGGCTCAAGTTAAGCTCAGGGAAGAATCGGTTTATACAGGCAATGCGGACTCGGATAAAACCCCCGCAGAAGAAGCCGAAGAAAAACGCCTTGAAGAAGAAGCAGAGATTGAGGCTCAAAAACTTGCTGATGAAGAAGCTGAAAAAGAGGCGAATGAAAAAGCCGAACTTGAAGCCGAAGAGAAAGCCGAGAAAGAAGCCGAAGAGGAGCAGAATCGTAAAGAAGAAGAAGAACGGTTGGAAGCGGAACGGCTTGAGAATGAACGGATAGAATCCGAAAAGTTTCAATACAAATCTCAAGAAGAAGCCGAAAAGGGTGCAAAAGAAGCCAAAAGAAAAATGCACGAGGCTACCGCAGAGGCCAAAAATTTAAAAGAAGAAATTGAGGCCATAAGAAAGGAAACTTCTCAGGCAGCTAAAGCCGGTGAAATCGACGAAGAACAGGAGAAAACCCTCAAGAACGTATTTGTAGACATGCTTTCAAAGATAGACGAGCTTGACGTGTCTGATGACACTTACAGAGAACAGCTTGCTGACATTTGGGCAAGAGGTCTTGGTGAGGGTTATTCGATTCGGGAACAAGAACGCGATACTGCATTAAAGGCAAAACAGGCTGAAGAAGATTCAAACAAGAATCTTATGAACCAGGCAAATACTTTGGCCAAGAAAGCCGGGTTGGATATGGATTTCATTGATGATGATGGAAAACAAATTTCAACCGTGGATTACGATCTGTTTTGGGCCACTGTCGCAAAATCCGAACCTGTCGGTGAAACCGTTGAAGAAAAAATTGATTGGGTGATCAACGAAGTAAAAGGCAAGAGACTGAAAGACAAGGAAAGAATTGTCAATCAACAAAAACTTTTGAGCGAAAAAAGCAAGGCTGCTCAGAATAAAAATAAGGTTCTTGAAAAAGGGGTAACGATTCCGCGAAAAACCAATCTTCAAGATGTGGTGCCGCTGTCCATTACCGAAGGACTTTCAAGGATCGAGCGTAGAATATAAGGAGGTCTTATGACCGCACATAATTGGACGTATGATGCCGACATTGGCGTTTTCAAAAATCATTTTATGAGCAACGAACTTTTACTGACATCGTTGGGAGCCTGTAAGATAGTTCCATTTACAAGGCCATTTCCAGGCGTTGGGAATACCGTCAAGGGCAAGGGCGAAACCATTAACATTATGCACCTTGAAGAACTGGACGACCCCACGACTACCCAACTTTCAGAAGACACCAGGATTCCGATTGATAAATTGAATCTTGGAAACCGAACGGTTACGCTGGTTGAGTGGGGCCGGGGTGTTGAATACAAAAACCTGGCCGAGCAGCTTTCCAAATTCAAACCTTCCGATTATTTGCAGAAGGCTTTGATGAGACAGATGGAAAGGGCGCTTGACACAACCGCCGCCGCTGCTTTCAAACACACTGATGTGAAGATTTGTTTCATTCCAACTTCATTGACAGGGGGTACTTTCGATACAGACGGAACCCCGTCAAGTACGGCGACAGCAAACCTTACCTTTGATCACATGGGCGTGCTGGCTGACTATATCGCTGGTAACATCCATACCCAGCCGTTTGAGGGTGATGATTATATCATGCTGTCATGCCGGAAAACCCTGAGAGGTTTGAAACAAGATACTCTGTGGCAGAATGTTCACCTGTATCTTCAGAAGGGCGACCTGTTTTTCAAGGGTGAAGTTGGCAAGGCCGAAAACATCAGGTGCATCCAGGTAGATCGAGAAGCCGCAATTTCCAATACGGCGGGTGCGTCAACGGTTCTTGGCGAAGCCATTGTTTTCGGTGATGAGGCTGTTGGATATGCAGAGGCCGAAAGTCCCCAGCTTTACGCTAACCCGAATTATCAGGACGATTTCGGAAGGTCAAAAGCGGTGGCCTGGCGGGGAATTTATGTCTACGGAAGTGTGTGGGCCTCAGCCGATGACGGCAAGGCAAAAATAATCAGGATAACTTCAGCGTAATAACCTCGAATACCGGGTTGACCGATATTCGGCATAACTAAGGGCGGGTAACGCTCTGAAGGAGAAACAAAATGATAGGACAAAAAGTAATATTAACCCCTAGGTATTCGACAGCGGTATTAGAAGCTTCAGGCATTGACTTTAATGCCGATTCTGACCAGGCATGGTTTGATATTCCGTTTAAGTGTAATGTGCTTTATGCTGGCGTTACAGTCACGGTTGTTATTGCTGATGATGATGCTGTTGTTAAGTTTGACAGGCAAAACGCAGCCGGGAGTGCTACGGGAAGAACAGACGCAACCATTGCAGATATTGTCGTTCCTGATGAGACTGCGATTGGAACTTTTGTTTACGATAAGGTTGCACAGGATTCTTTAACCAAGGCCGCTGCTGATTTGCTTACGACCGCCGCGACTTGTCGGACTGCCGGTGGATATTGGGATAGTTCCGCGAGTCTATGTAAAAACCATGCTTACGGTGAACTTCAGCCCGGAAACCAGGTTGTTGTTCAGGTATCTGCCAGTAGCGCTACCGGTAACGCAATCCCGATACTTGTTGTTGAAGTAGCTGAAGAAGTATTTGGTAATCTGGATAACGTGCTGGAAACAGCGTAATCCCTAACCCCCCAACCCAGAGGGGTGCGAAAGTGCCCCTCATATCCTTAACGCCCCGTAGGGGTAGAAAGATAACGGAGGATTTAAAATGACAGCACTTACTTACACCGATGTAACAGTAACATTAAACGCAAGAGACAGGCACGTTCTTGGTGGCATTAGAATGTCCCAGGGAAGCGTTGCCTTTGGAGACGGCGCACTAACTTATCCCAATGGCGGGGTTCAAATGCCTGCTGTCGGTAATTTTGGCATGAACAGAGAAGTAACCAATCTTGGAATTCTAGATTCTTCAGGGGATGGCCAGGCTTACAGATATGACCAGGCTAACCGTAAAGTCAAAATGTTTATGGAAGCACCTCCGATTGTTCACGAAGAGGTTGTTACGGTAACGGCGAAGGTTGGATACCTGAAATGGCCTGCTGCTCATATCGAGTATATCACGGACGATGCGACTCAATACCGGGTTATTCCGGGCGGGTTGACTCCGGCTACCGGCCAGGTGGCTGTAGATATGGGATTTAGCCTTACCACCGGAGTTCTAACAAGAGGGCAGAGAACGAAACTCACATTTTTCGATACGGTGAGTGGAGCTACTGTCAAGGTCAGCTATGTTACACAGGCATGGAAAGACGTTGCCGACAACATGGTTCAGGCATGTATTACTGCTGGTGTCAGAGTTTACGGCCATGCTAACTTGAGTTTTACGGCGGGAACTCCCGATGTTATCAAATTGGGAGAGGATTTCGTTGGAATGCAAAGTGTTTGCTGGGATAAAGACGGAACATATTCCGCCATGTCTGCACTTCAGGACGATGCCACACTTACCGATGGTGAAACTGAATGTGTGCTTGACTTTCGGAAGGGTTCAACCTTTGGGGAAGCGTCTTTTCATCAGGACGATACCGTAGATGCTGCGGATA